CGCGTGGTGGGATTGCTAGCAGCCCGCAGCTTGCAATGTTTGGTGAGGGCTCAGTACCTGAAGCCTATGTGCCCCTTCCTGATGGCCGTTCAATCCCTGTAACAATGAACAGCGGCGGCGGCAACACTGTCGGCAGTATCGTCGTCAACGTAGACGCTAAAGGAACACAGGTCGAAGGCAACGAAGGTCAAGGCAAGCAGTTAGCCGGTGCTATATCTGGTGCTGTTCAAGCAGAATTGATTAAACAAAAACGACCCGGTGGTTTACTCTCAAGCTAATGGCTACTTTCCCTGACGTTTCACCTAATTACGGCGCTTCAAAGAAAGCGCAACCGAATGTACGCATCTCGCAATTTGGCTCTGGATATTCGCAGCGCACGACATTTGGCTTGAACCAAGACCCAAAAGTGTGGAGCTTGACTTGGCAGTATTTAGATGCAACGGAAGCTAATAGCGTGGAGGACTTCTTAGAAGCTCGTGGCGGCGTTGAAAAGTTTCAATGGACTCCTCCAGATGACACGACAGAGTACAACTGGATTTGTCGTGAGTGGGAAAAATCTCTTCCTGTTGGATTGAGATTTACAATTACGGCCACATTTGAGCAGGTGTTTGAAGCATGAGCACTCCACAGTCGATTCAAGAACAGATCCAGTCGCTTGAACCATCAGCAATTATTGAGCTGTTTGAACTAAAACTTACAGAAAGCGTAAACGGCATTGATCAGACTTTCTACTATCACGCTGGAACCAACGAGCTAAGTGCAGACATCAAATTCAACAACATCACTTACGCTGCGTACCCGATTGAGGTTGATGGTTTTGAGATGACAAACAAAGGCGTTCTCCCACGTCCGTCAATGAAGATCGCTAATGCCAATAGCGCCATTTCGTCTTTGATTGTTCTTTATAACCCGTTGAAAGCAAAGGTCACACGGATCAGGACATGCAAGAAGTTTTTAGATGGAAGCAACTTCTCCGGCGGCAACCCAACGGCTGACCCCACTGCAAAATTTGAAGACGAGATCTGGTATATCGATCGGGTTGCTAATGAAAACCCTCAGCTTGTTGAATTTGAATTGGCCAGTTTATTAGACCTTACAAATCTTGCTTTACCTCGTCGTCAAGTGTTAGAGCATTGCCCGTGGCAGTATCGCGGTTCAGAGTGTGGGTATAAAGGGAAAAAATATTTTGATATTAATAATCAAGCGACAAACGCATCAAATGATGTTTGCGGAAAAACTTATGACAGCTGCCGCAAGCGTTTTGCTGGAAAACAAAACCTACCCTTTGGAGGATTCCCTGGTGCCAGACTTCAGGGTTGACGCTGAAAGACACGCTGAAGAGCAATCGCCAAAGGAGGCTTGTGGTGTTGTGATGGATGGCCGTTATTGGCGTTGCCGGAATATTGCTGATAACCCTGAGCAAGATTTTATATTGAACCCTTGTGATTATGCTGTTGCTGCTTTGTATGGGACGGTTGAGGCTATTGTGCATTCACACCCGCAAGGCGGCCCAGCGAGCGAAGCTGATTTGGCTTCATGCAAGCAGACTAATGTGCCTTGGCACATCTACTCAATCCCTAATCAGAAATGGTCAACTATCAATCCCTGATCGGTCGGCAGTGGGAGTATGGGGCGAATGATTGCTTCTCGTTGGTACGGGATTTTTTTAAGCTGAAGGGCATAAGCCTGCCTGATTTTGCAAGGCCAGATGATCTTGAAATCTCTGAAAGCATCTTTTTGCAGCAGGCAGAAGCAATTGGATTCAGGCAGGTCAAGTGGAGCCAAAGGAAGGCTGGCGATGTTTTGATCATGCGGCTTCAGACGCGAACACCAATGCACGCAGCAATTTTGTTACCTGACGAGGAGATTTTGCATCAAAGACAAAATTCATTAAGTGCGATCGAGCCATTACGGCGGTATTATGTCGAGAGGGTCGCGGCAGTATTTCGATATGGAGCAGACCGTTCGGCTGCTGGGTGATCTAGGCGAGAGGTATGGCGAGAAACACGTCTACTACGATTTACGCACGCCTGCGGATGCAATCAAACTGCTCTGCATCAATAAGCCTGCGTTTCAAGAAGAGCTAATCCATGCGCACGAGAACGGCGTTGGCTACCGCCTGATTCAAGCTGGAACGGATCTTGATTATGCAGATTTACAGTTGCCTTTGGGTAGCAATGACTTGATCTTGACGCCTGTCATTACAGGCAGTGGTGGTGGCGGCACCGGAACGATTTTGGCTGGTGTTGGTTTAGTTGCGCTTGCAATTGTCACTGGCGGTACTTCAATTGCTTTTACTGCGGGTTTTGGCTTGGCTACTGGGGCAACGGCCACCCTTGCAACAAGCGTTGCGATTGCGGCTGGCAACATTGGCGTGGCATTGATCCTCGGCGGTGTTTCGCAATTGCTGTCACCTCAGCCGACTGTCCCTAATATGGGCGGCATTGGTGGCGGTTCAATTAGGGGAAGCGGTGAATCTGGCGCTACCGATGGCCCGCAATCAGTTACTCGTGGAGCGGATGGCAGGCAGTCTTATTCATATACAGGCGCAGCTAACACGGTTGGGGTGGGAGCAACTATTCCTGTCGTTTACGGCAAGGCTTTGGTTGGTAGCCAGTTGCTGTCGGCTCGAATCGTTGTTGAAGATGAGTCGGACAAGCTCAAGAAGTTTATAAGGGATCCCGGCCCAGACACTGTGCTTGTCGGTGGTGAAGAGCTGCAAGGCTTGACCTATGCGTCTGGCTTCAGGTTTCGGAGTTGGACGCCTTCAATAGTAAAAAGCTTTACGCTTGAAAGTGGAAGACAAAGGACTTTAAGCCTGGACGAAGGTAACACAGTTACTCTCGCAGAAGTTGATTACAAAGATGACATTAGAAGAAAGAATTATATGATTTTCTTTTACCTTAACAACGGATTGTTTGATTATGTAAGTGGTCCTGGGACAACAAAAGTAGATGGTTTTATTACTTTTCAGGTTGATTTGGCAATTTCAAAAGATGGTGATGATCCTGACGTCGGCAGCTTCCAGGTTACGATCCAAGGGCTGTTGTTGCCGGGGCAAACCTATCGCTGGATGCAATATATTCAATACCCTGAATTTGACGATGAATTAGAGCCAGACAACGTCAAAACAAAAGTTAGCATTATTGACTTTAGGTGTCACAGTAGTTGCAAGCTAAAAGTACAAAGTAATGGGTATGAGCTATTTCGTAAAAACTCTTACAACACCGCTGCTCTAGAGGCTTAATCAATGGCTCTGAACTCTACTTCCACTATCAAGATCCTTGACCTGCTTTGCGAAGGCCCAATCGAAGGGATCGTTGGCAAGGAGAAAGGGGTTTTTATTGATGAAACGCCAATCAAAACCGGGAATAGTCGCAACTTCCCCGCTGGAGACATCTCCTATGATTTTCGTCCTGGAGGGAGAACGCAGGGAAGGCTTGGTCAGGCCAGTGGTTTTACAAGCACTATCACGGATGTAAATACAGAAATTGGCAGCAACTATTCAGAAGTTTTGGATGGTAACAACGAGGTTAAAAAAAGAAACTACGGGCAAGGTCAACTAATCCGTCAAATCACGGATGAAGAAGCTGATTTCGCACAACTGCTGCTTACCATTCCTCGCTTGTTTTCTACAGCAGCGGAAGGGCTTGCTAAAGGGCAGCTGTTTAACGGTTCAATTAAAGTTTCTGTTTTCATTCAGGACGCTGGCAAGCGTACCAACTACAGAAGAGTTTTTCGCCGCACGATTACAGGAATTTCTACAAACAATTATCAGTTTCAAACACCCCGGCTTGAACTTAAAGGCAGAGGGCCTTGGAATATCAAGGTAGTAAAAGAAAATTTAAAAGAAGATTCCTTTGAGGTTAGCTTTAACGACTTCACAGAGGTAGATAAAAAAACTTCACTTCAAAATGGTCGCGGCAATCAAATCCTGTGGACAACCCTGACGGAAGGGCAGTATGTCAAAACGCAATATCCATATTGTGCTGTTGCTGGCGTCAATATTTCCACCGAGCAGTTTGGGAGCCTGCCGACTAGGGCTTATTTGATCAAAGGACGCCCGGTTAGGATTCCAGGCAATGCCAGGGTAAGGGGCAATGGCAGCCTTGAATTTATTGGTTCTTTTGATGGCAGTACCAAAGTGCGTTGGACAACATGCCCGGTGTGCTGTTGGCGCGATATGGTGACAAACTCTCGTTACGGAGCGGGAGATTTTATTGCATCAAGCAATTTGAGTTGGACGGACTTGTATCCGTTAATTAGGTACGCAAACCAAGAGGTGAGCACGCCTAGAGGCAATGAAGCAAGATTTGCTTGTAACACCGTCATTGGCAGCAGGGCCGAAGCTTTCAACGTACTGCAAGACCTTGCAAGCGTGTTTCGCGGAATGATGTATTGGCAGGCAAACACTATTCAGGTGTCTGCTGATCATGGGAACCGCAACGGCAGCGACGTCAATCCTGTTCATTTATACAACAACAGCAATGTAATTGATGGGGCATTTAACTATTCAGGCACTTCGCTTAAAACAAGAAGCACAAGCATAAAAGTTCGATACAATGATCCTGATAATTTTTACAAATCAAACTATGTTGTCGTTGAAGACGCTAATCTGATTAGCAAATATGGGTATCAGACAAAAGAAATTATTGCGTTTGGATCAACATCTGAATACCAAGCACAGCGTCTAGGCCGTTGGATGCTTGCTTCAGAAGAGCTTGATGGGCAAACAGTTCAATTCGTGACCGGTTTGTCTGGTGCGGTTGTAATCCCTGGGCAGGTGTTCGCTGTTGCGGATGAAATGCGTCAAGGCGCAAGAATTGCTGGACGGGTTAGCAGCGCAACAACAAGCACAATTGTTACTGATCAGACTATTTCCCTGCCAGCTGGAAGCAGCCATAAGCTGACATGTATTTTGGCTGATGGAACGCTAGAAACAAAAACTATTTCAAGTGTTTCTGGAGCGACAATTAATACGTCTGCGTTTAGCTCTGCACCGCTGGCACAATCTGTTTGGTCAATTTCAAGCACTGCTGTTGTAGAACAAAAGTTCCGATGTTTGTCTGTCTCTGATAACGGAGACGGTCAGTATGCGGTCGTAGGAGTTGAGCATAATGACAGCATTTATAAAACAGCTGACACCGGCAAAAACCTAAGGTTTGATGATGTAACTCTTTTTAATGATAAAGCTGCAAAACCAACAAACCTTCAAATTTCTAGCACAGAAGTCAGAGTCAATCAAAACACCGTTAACCGTGCAATTGTTACTTGGACAAGAGGAACAAATGGATCAACAATTAGCTATGACGTGCGATTTAAAGTTGGCAAGGGGAACTACAAATTAAGAGAAACAATTGATTCAAATATTGAAATCGATAACTTAGACCCTGGGCGCACTCTTACTGTTCAGGTTCGTGGAGTTGGAGCGGGTATTGAAGCAAAAAAATCAGCTTGGGTTACGTCAGTCTTTACGGTCCCTAACCCGATTGCAGAGCCTGACGAACCCGATGCAGTTTTGCTGCCGCCTGATCCCATCAATGTTACGGCTCAAACCACTGGTGAAGATGGAGCAATTATTCGCTGGGCTATTCCAACAACTGGCCAAAACGTAAACAACTTCAAAGCCATCATTAGGCATTCCAGTAAAACCGATGGCACCGGAACATGGCCAAACAGTACGCTTTTGCGCGAGGTAAAGGCAGTCACTAATTCAGTAGTTCTGCCGTTGATCGAGGGTGAGTATTTAGTCAAGTTTGAAAATGAAAACGGGCAACGCAGCGCAAATGCAAGAAGCGCCGTCATTGACCTCCCCAACCCAATTCCAAGACTAAACATCTCTGTACGCAGGGAAGATCAAGATGTGCCCCCGTTCCAAGGTGACAAAGATGGTGTTTTCTATAGCGAAGAATATGACGGTCTTGTCCTTGATGGCGACTCAACTCTTGATGGCGTTGTTGATTTTGACGCGCTAACTTCTTTTGATTTCGTTGGAACGCGGCTAAACGCTGGTCGTTATTACTTCAGGGACGTATTAGATGTTGGCGGAAAGTTTAATGTGTTATTTGAGAGGACATTGACCAGTCGCGGCCTCTACCCGGCTGACGCTATTGACGACCGAGAAGAGACCCTTGATCGCTGGTCTGATTTTGATGGAACGCTTGCGGACGATACCAGCGCAGATTTGTACTTCAGGATCAGCAATCAAGTCACGACAGACGAAGAACTGTTACTTGAAGATGGCGACTTCTTCCTGTTAGAGGATGGAACGGACAAGATTCAAATGGAATCAGATCTTGATTTTGGCCCATGGATTCCAATGGAGTCAGGGCGTTTTACTGGTCGTCAGTTCCAATTCAAGACAGAGCTTGAAGCGTTCAGCACAGACCAGACCCCAGTTGTTGATGAGCTTGGATTCACGATGCAGCTTGAGTCACGGACGGAAAGCAGCGATACCATTGCGTCTGGAGCGGGTGCAAAGGTTGTGACGTTTGTGAATGCGTTTTATCAAACTCCAAGCATTGGCGTTTCTGCTTCCAATTTGGCTTCTGGGGATTACTATGAGGTGACATCAGCCACCCGCACTGGATTCACGGTTACGTTCAAAAACAGCAGTGATGCTGCCATTGATCGAAACTTCCAGTATCAAGCGGTCGGCTACGGCACCGAACAACCTTAAAGATGGCTACTCACGATTACGTCATTGCTAACGCCTCTGGCGCTGCTGTCAGGGCAGATTTGAACAACGCCTTGGCGGCAATCGTTAGCAATAACAGCAACGCAACAGAGCCTGCAACGACTTATTCGTATCAATGGTGGGCGGATACAACGGCAGGAATCTTAAAATTCAGAAATGCTGCTAATGATGCTTGGATCGATATTGTTCAACTTGACGGAGAATATACAAAGATCGGTTTAGAGAATGGATCAGCGGCAGCGCCGTCTTTGTTTTTCAAGGATTCTGGCACTGACACTGGATTGCTTAGTCCAGGTGCTGACTCGGTTGCTATCTCGACAGGGGGAACTGAAAGAATGCAAATTAACAGTAGCGGGCAAGTTTTAATAAATCATTCAACAGCCGCGGCAATTAGAAGCCTAAACCCTGCTCTTGCAGTCAACACGCCCGATTCAAGTGCTTCGATATCAATCGTTAGGCAGGGCGACGACCCTGGTGATGCTCGCCTCCTACTTGGTAAAAACCGGAATGCATCGCCAACTGGAAATACAATTCTTGTTGATGAAGACCCACTTGGGCAGATTGTTTTTTGTGGTAACGATGGCACCGATATGAGCAGCAGGGGAGCTGAAATTACCGCAGTTGCAGATGGCACCCCTGGCGC